AAATTTTTCTCTACTTTTTTCTATATCTGCTAATTCTTTAAGCTCTTCTTTTCTTTCAACTATAAGTTTTATTAGTCGCATTTCTTTTGCGCTTAAATCTCTTCCTAACTTAACAGATAACTTTTCTGCCTCAGATGTAGCATTTAACATATCTAGTTGTTTTTGCATTTCTACTACATTTTTTGCTATATCTTCGTTGAGCTTATCTATGCTTTTAAGTTCTCTAGCTTTCTCTAGTTCTTCAATATATTCTTCTACTGATTTTCCAGTAGATTGCATTTGATCACTTTGTAAAGCCATTATTTCTACGATTGATTTATGTGCTACAAATAAAGAAGCAAGAGCTGCAGCTACAAATATATAAGGATTTGCAGATATTGCTGCATTAAAGGCTACTGCTGCGGGAGCTGCAGCATAGAAAGCAGTTGCTAAAGCTCCTACTCCAAATCCTGCAGTACCGGCTGCTACTGCTAAACCACTAAACACTGCTGCAACTTTTAGTGCTATAAAGGTAGCAACTGCAATGCCTAAAAGTTTCATTGCTGCAGTAAGCATAACAATTTGTTCTGCCTGTATAGAATTGAAAAAGTCAGTCATTACTTTTACAAGTTTCCTAAATGATGGCGCTAATTCTTCCCCTACTCTAGCTCTAAATCTAAATACTGCATCTTCTAAATTAGATACAGACTGATTAATAGTACCCTCTAAATTAGTAATACCATTAGCTATAGATCCATCTTTATCAGTGAATGCTTTAATCATAGCTATTTGAAAATCTTCTAAGCTATCTAGTTGTAAATTTTCTAATTCCGCAAAGTCACGAATTAATTTTAAAATACCTTTTTCTCTAAATACATCGGCTGCACCTTGCCCCCCCGCAAACGCTCTACCAAAAGCAGAGGCAGCATAAGGTATGCTTTCCCCCATGAAAGCTGCTACATTAGCCAATGTGGGGATTAGAGCCTCAGCATCTGCTCCAAATGCTTCTAAAGCCACACCCCCCTCAACAACTTCTTGTACTGTAAAAGGAGTTCTAGCAGCAATGTCCATAAATCCTGCCATTTGTAATTTAGCAGTTTCCGAGCTACCAGATAATGATTTTAATCTAGCTTCAAATGTTTCTAATTGAGCAGTGGCTTGTACAAACCCTCCTAAAGTTCTCCTTAACCCCTCTGTTGCAAATGCAACCAAAAGCATATTATTTCTAACTTGTCCTAGGCTTCTTCTAAGTCCCTCTGTTTCAAGCCTTAATCTTCCTACATTCTTCTTGCCTTTTTCTCCAACATTTTTAAAGCCAACCTCAATATCTTTTAAGGCTTTTTTTGCTTTATCAGCATCCTTGACATCTATTTGTATTATTAATTTTTCAGGTTTTGTTGCCATGATCTTTTTTCGATTTATATATTTCGCATTGTGTTTGCTCTCTATCTATGGTGCGAAAGATGACTAAACGATCATTTTCTTCGTTGTGTAAGTCATTTGTTAAAGGAATATTAAATGATTTTATATAATAAAATTCTTCTATGTATCCAAGAATGTCATAGTCATAGAAAAAAACAGGATTACAAAAATGGGGCAAATAAACAAATAAATTGTTACCTGGAGTGAACTTATTGCTAGGATCCATATCATAGATACGATCAACTTCTTTCCATATCTCCTCTATATTATATAATATTTTTTTACCTAGTGTAGGAGAAAATGCGTAATAGTAATCGCTATTATTTTTTAGTATAGGAAAGTTAGATTCTGGATAGCCAAAGTAGTTAAACCAAGTAACTATTCTGACTTTTTGGTCTTTTTTTTACTACTGCTTTTATAGTGTTGGTAAATTTCAGAGCCTACATCATCAATCTCATTGTCATCTAACCCCTCTAACTTTTGTTCTGGAGTTATCAATGCTTTCTTTATAACCCAATCAATCATTTCAACATATTTACCAAAGTCCATTTCGCCACCAATATTTGCAGCATCAATTTCTAACTTGTGTAATTGTCTTCTTTCAGAAAAGGTTAGTGGCTTGATCTCAAATTCGCCATGCTTTGTTTTTAATTTAACTAATTGCATTTGTAATAATAGCTATAGTGTGTACTAATTACAACTATATTTTAATAGATAATGCAGCTTTGTCATGCCCACTAGCAGATGGATCTGCAAGACCTTTTAATGAAACATCAACCATCATAGCTGCCGATTCATTAAATGCAAAGTTTGTTAAAATTCCACTTGGTATTTCAAAAGCGAATTTACCATCAGTACAAGTTTCTATGGCTACATTATCTCCAATAGTTGTTAATAGTCCCTCAGCAGTTTGACCGCCACCAAATTGACTATCTAGTTCTAGTGAATTTGAATCATATTTCATTGTAATGTCACTATTAACAGTGATTTCTGGAATAGCCCTAGAAACAATTTCAAAGTCATTTCCAGAAAATCCATGGAAATTAGCAGGATTTTCAATAGATAATGAAACAGACTGAATTAAGTTGTCATCAGTTGCAGCAACTTTTCTTACAGTTGAATCTCCTAATGAATAGTAGTTAGCAGTATAATCTGTCGCTAAAGCAGCAGTAGCATCAAAGTTTGCACTCTTACCAGATTGCATAGATGCTTCAAATTTATATCTTCCAGCTTCTTCTCCCATATCTGCAGATATTGTTAGACTAGTAAATACCATACCTGGAATTGTTATAGATTTACCAGAAGTTGGAGAAATTACTGCTACTGTATAAGTAAATGCTCTATCCCCACTTGTTGTGCCATAAACAATCTCTCCTGGAGAGTAGGTGTCTAAAATTTGAAATAATTCATTTGCTCCACCAGCATCTGAACTAGCGCTACCAATTACACCCTCAATAAGGTGTGGGGCTATCTGTGTATCTAATACTCCCGAAAAACTAATTTCTTTTACTGTTTGTGCTTTTGATAAAAACACATCAATATCTTGTGCTACTCTACCTGAATGTGATCTTACATCTAAAACTTGTGTTGGATTTAGAGTTGGAAAACTAACAGAATCGACATTTACCCCTATTAAAGCATCAACTTTTACTGTGCCACAAGTAGTTTCTTGTCCTATTCCTAGTTCAAATTCTTTTGGTGAAAAGGCATTTCCTGAAATTGCCATCTTACTTCTCCTTTATTGACTTTTCTTTTTCTATAAAAGGCTTTACCATTTTTGGTAATTTATCCAATTCTATTTCTTTACCTGCATTAAGACTGTTCCAGTCTTCTTTAGATAAACCACTGAAACTATTATCTCTTGGTACTGATTGCCCTTTTTTTAATTTTATTTTCATATCTATATACTCCTTAAAAGGTTTACGAGGTTACTGCTTTTTCTATGTTAGCATCTATGTTAAAGTCAAAAATATAGTAATTTTTTGATTCTTCTACATTAATAGAAACATTATTTACATTTAAATCATGATAGTTATATAAGTCATCTTGATTTTTTCTAACATTAAAATTCTCTCCATCTGCTAGAATAAATCTATTATTGTCTGCTGTAAAAAACTTCTTAGAAGACAATAATTGATTTCTGTAACTAAAAAGTAATTGTCTTAATCTTTCTGCATTTCTTAGCCCCATATCGAAACCTTTATTTCTTTTTCTAGGATAAAAGTTTTTAATATAAAACTGTAAGCTAACGCTATAGTTTCTATCTGATGAAGATCTTCTAATCTCATTTAAATCGTCTGAAACTTTATTCATTTTAAAAAACATAGATTTTGTTGTACTGTCATTTGCTTGATATACAGGGACTCCTGGAAATTCACTTCTTAGTATGTCTTCTATACTATTATTAATATCTATACTATATCTTTTTCTAAATGCCATTATTCTTCTATTATAAATGTTTGCATAGTCATAAATTCACACGAAAGTTCACATACTAAGTAGTTATCTTCATTTTCTTCTAGGTCTGGTTCATAATCAATACTGGAAACCAATCCATTAATCCATTTGGTGGATCCAGATATAGTATAATTAGAATTTTGCTCAATTAAAGCTCGTATTCTTTCTGCATATCTATTTTGAATTGATTTATTTTTATTGTGTTCTTGTAGCCCTTGCAAGGACTGATAAAGTCTAATTGCTACTTCAATTTTTCTTAATTTGCCTTGAGTAAAAGATTCTTCATCTACATCATCTGCTATCACAATATTTAAAAACATACTACCCCCCCTACTCATAAAAGGAAAATCATTATAAATGGGCATTTTATTAAACTCTGTTGAGATAATTTTTTTAAGACCATCCAATATATTATCTTTGTATATATTGGCAAATGTAATTGTCATCGAAATACCTGACGAGATTTGACACTAGCGACATCTTCTGCCATTCCGGACATAATGATCGAAAACTCATCGTTAGTCGTGTATACGCCCTCTGAGGCTCTAAAATACACCCCATACGCTAAAGGATCATACGCACCGGTAAGAACTTCATCTTCTATGACTAAATTTCTTCTTAAACCAGTATCATCTTTGGTGTATACTGAATATTTTACAGTAGAGGCACTACCTGGAGATAATGTCCCCCCGGATGTAATAACTAATCTTACATCATCCCAAGTTACATTAGGATGCCCTTTTGTATCCATAATAGAACCAGTAGAGCTACCATCATAATTTATAAAATGTATAACTCCATTTTGAAATCTTTCTGAGCTTTCATTAAATAATTGAAATTCTCCTCTTTTAATTCTGTCTAATAAACCCTCATTGTTTTCGTTCATGATTCTGAACTCAATCTCATTTGCTTTTTCTACATCAAGAGTTCTTACTAATTCTGCTACTGCTAAGGCAGCATTGCAATATATAACAACATAGTCATATTCTCTTGCATTAGCTCCTTGCAAAGCAGAGTTTTTAATTTTATAAATAGGTCTATTTAAATAAGAACGAATAAAATCTGCTTTTTCTTTTACTACTCTAGTTTTTATTGTTTCCCAGTCTTCAGAAGCCTCTACAACTAAATCGTTAGGAGAAGTTGCGCTTTTAAGATATACTGCATCTGCAGCACTGTCATAATAATATTTATTGTTTGCATCTACTGCCCCAATTGATCCTACAGAAGTTCCCTCTAATCCATCTATATATAATTGTGAAACATATCCTGCATCATGTGATACATATACAGATCCACTATGAACAACAAAATTTTGTAATAGTCTTTTTCTATCAAAATTATCTACATCTGGCAAGATCATTGCCAAGTCTGTTGTGGTATTACAAAATGCCTCGTATCTACTCATGCTACTCCTGCCTCATCATCTGTACAAATAATTTGTTCATCTTCTTTTTGAAAAAGTTTTAGTTTATCTATGGTATTTAACATATCGAATAATAAGAATGAAAATTCTAAAGAGTTTTCTTTTTCTAAAACATCTAACTTGCAGAGCTTTTCTTTTTGCTCTTTTAGTTCTTTAATATTCTGATTGTTTTCCTTTAACATACTATAAATTACCCTTTTGGGCGACATCTACTGTTTCTAAAAAGTGTTTTACTGTTCCCTTACCTCCAGCATTATAAAACTGTTTCCAGTATGCTGCCATCCCATCTGTATCTTTTGGCAATGGGTGCGGAACTCTATAATATTTTAATCTGCAAAGTAAAATTCCTAACCCTATATTTTCTTCTAACAACTCTTCCATAAGCTCTTCAGTAGGATAAAGAAGTAAATCTTCTTCTAAATTAAGTGTTCTAGCATAATGCTTAGCTTCTGTTCTTCTAAAGGCTAGATAATTCACACAAATATCCCAAGCAGTGAAAGGTTCTACTTGAAAAAATCCTCTTGCAGGACCACCGACTTGTTGTATGTATTTATATTTTGATTCTACTAATCCGGTCAAGAATACTAACTCTGATGCTTCCTCGGAATATAAACCGGCTTTCTTTAGAACTTTATCTACAAGTTCTTTCATTTGTTTTAATCGTTGTTTCATGTCGATTTCTTTACTTTCTCGAATGAACGCATACCCCCCAAACCGAGCATCCCTGCCAGTATAGTTGTCAATGTACTCATATCGAACTGTGGTAGATCCATTGGGTGTCCAAATGAGAATAATAAGAAAGTAAAAAATGGTTGTAAGACGAAGTGATAACATAATGCTACTCCGCAAGTCCAACCAATGAAAGGTCGCCAACCGGCAACAAATAAACTTGTATGACCGGCTTCAACCTTATTAACTTCAAGTTGAGCTTTATTAACTTCTGCAAGAAGTTGAGCTTTCTCTTCTTTATCAAGAGTAAATCTATCAACATTGTCTGCGACCTTATCAATTATTCCTGCTATAACATTAAGTTTTGGCATCCTTTTTTCCTTTTTGTACACTTTCCAGTGCTTGTATAACCCCTTGCTTATTAGCAATCTGCATTCTTATCTCTGCAAGAGAAGATTGCAACATCTGAATTTGCTCAGATGTTTGATTGTGTTGTTCTACTAGTGATTCTAATTCTGTTTTTTGTTCTTCAAGTTTCATAGTTTTCCTCAATTAATTAATATTTTGTAATATTAACAAATACATTAATTAAACTCAACCTTAGATTTGTAAGATTTATTGTTTTCTGACTTCTTTCCTTATATCTTCCATAATAGTTCTTTCATCAAAACTCATACTGATACCAGGTTCAAAGCGTTTAACTTCTTTACCCTCTTTTAATACAATAATAGTAGGAACTATTGCAATGTTCCATTCTTTAGCTATTACAGCACCTATATTTTTATTTTCAATATCTATTTCTGCGATATAGCACAATTTATCTAATTGTTCTATGCGTACTCTGTTTTGATAATTCCATGATGCGTTTACTTGTACTACTGCACAATTCTGCACATTAAGCAACTGCACATCCTGGAAACTATCCAAAGATACTGATTGCGAATATAGCGATGATATAGATAACCCAAGCACCAACAGCCACATATTTATCATATTTTTCATAACCCTGCCTCATTAATTATTATTCATTTTTAGTAGAGTGTCATTAATACTTCTTGTGTCTTCTTTAATGTCATCTACTTTTTCTTCAAGCTTTTCTACTTTTTCTTCAGTATTCATAATGCTATTACGAATCATTTGGTCTTTTAGATCATACTCTGTTCTACTTACTGGTGGCTCAGGAAGCTCTTTAGCTTCTTGAATGTCAGCTTGTAGATTAAACCATAACCCAACTACCATAAAGATTGTAACACCAATACTTACTGCAGTTTCTAAACTTAATGTAAATTTTGTATTTTTATTAACTTCCATTTTTATCCCTTACCATTTCACTTTATTTGCCCAATATGCTGCGCTCATACGCCCTTTTCTTATGTTTTTTGCGTGTCTTGCTTTAAAGGATCTTCTTCTAGCTTTTTGAGCAGCTGACCTTGGATTCTTTCCTGCACCTCTGACACCTTGTTGTCCAAACCTAATTAATTTTATTTTATTGCCTGATTTAGCCAACACAGCGTGTGACTTCTTCGGGTGCTTTGGGGTACGCTTAGGTTTATTATACCCACGAAATCTTATTCCTCTGTAAGTAATAGCCATTATGGTTGAAATACTCCAAATTCAATTGTTACATCACAACTATTGTCAGTTACTCCATTGTTTGTAAAGCTTAATGTAACAGTACCAGTACCGTCTTTATTAGGTTGATGTATACATTTAAATCTGCAATACAATGTTCCAGATGTATGTGCTATAGTTTCTGGTAAATTGTAAAAAGTTGCTCCAGTTCCTGGGTCTCCACTTGTTGAAAAAGCTCCTTGAAATGTAATTACTGGACTACCTGTAGTTGTTCTACTAATAGTTGTATTTCCACTTCCACCAGATAAACTAATGGTCTTTAAAGCAGATATTACAGTACCACCACCTACTCCAGTCATTGTGAAGTCTGCTGGCGGACTACTCCAAGATGTACTTGCAGCACTATGGTCATAACTATAAAACTCACTCATGTTATGCGGAGCAGAACCATCTGGTCTATCTCCACTTGCATTTGCAGTATTAATAGTAGACACAGTTCCATCAGATAGTTCTTTAAGAGAACTATTCGCTGTGGATCCACTCCTACCAAACTCTCCATTAATATCACTAATGCTAATTTGTCCTGATGAGGTAAGTGTCATTACCTACCTCTCATAATACTAATTAGCCTAATTAAATACCCGATCATTATGCATCTCTTATTGCTATATATTCTGCTAATTCTGCTTCACACTCAGCTACTTGTGCTTCAAGACTTGCTTTTCTAGCTTCTGCTTTTTCTATAGCAGTATCAACTTCCATATTCTCTGAATAATCTACAACAGAAACATTGTTTCCATCTGCATCTTTCATAGTTCTAATATGTTTAATTTCTACTTGCTTTACAACTGCTGGAGTCTCTCCAGATTTTTCTGAAATTACTTTAGCCATTTTATTCTCCTAGTTTAGTTTTAAGTTCATCTATTTGAACTTGTTGTTCTTTTATTGCCTCTATTAAAACACCAACCATTTTATCATAGTTTACTGTTTTAAATGTTTTTTCGTTACCTTCTCCGCCAAACTCTCCAGTACAAAGTTCGTGTTCAGTAACAAGTTCTGGTAATACTTCTTCTACTTCTTGTGCAACTAATCCTATATCGTGCGTTCCTTTTCTTGAAGTAGCAGTCCAGTCATATTCTACACCTCTTAATGCCATTACTTTATCAAGAGCATTATCTATTGTAGTAATGTTTTCTTTTAATCTTTTATCTGATACAGTAGATGAATATGCAACTACATCATTATCAAAATGTCCTACACCAGCTGCAGTTAGTCTAAATCTTTCAGTCATTGAAAAATTATTATTTAAAGTTCCATTTGCTGCTGCTCCTTGCCAAAATCTTAATTCATCATCTATAACCAAAGCTCCTCTTACAAAAGCTGCATTGTCAGCAGAACATAAGAATGTATCATTAGCTGTCGTGCTTGGTTTTACACCATATCCTAGAACAGTAGCATTAGAACTATATTGTGAACCATAAGTATTTACATAATCTCCATTTTGTCCAGCGTATCCGTGAGCCATATGAACACAACCATTTGCTGCAGCTCCATTTGCTACAATAGCTGGACTTGTTGATGACTGACTTTTTACATCAAGTGTTTCATAGGGGGTACTATTGTTAATACCAACTTTGTCTGCACTTGCATCAGCAAATATCAAATGTGTGCGAGTATCTCCCTCAACTCTAAAATCTACTGCATCATCTCCACCTTCATTAATAACAACAGGTCCTGAATGACTCATTAAAAATACTGCTTCGTTAATTGTTCTATTGTAAAAATATAATTGTGAAGCATCGTGTTCTATACTAAATGGACTTCCACCATCTCTTGTAAATCTAACTGAACCATCATCTGTGGTATTGATGTGCAACTTTGAACTTGGTGATGCAGTTCCTATACCGACATTAGAACCAATAGAAATTAAATTTGTAGAACCAGTTGAACCTCCTGCAGTAGCACCACTATTTACTCTTAAATAATCTCCAGCTTTATACATAGAATAAGTACCACTAGTATTCTTGAAAAACATTCTTGATGAATTAGTTGCATCATTAGAGTCTTGATTTATTATAATTCCATTAGCACCTCCTGCAGTAATGTCTAAGGTTGTATCAGGGTGTGTAGTTCCTATACCGACTCTTTGTTCAGAACCATCTATAAATAGATTGATTTCATAAGCACTACCAGCACTATTTAGATTTTCAAATATCATATCTTGACCTGCTGATTGAACTGAAAAAACTAAATCATCATTATTTTCATATATGTTACCTTGTTTACTTGCACCAAATCTAATTGCACCTAAATTAGTTTTACACCAAATATCATCGTGTATTTCTACATCATTAGAAGCATTTGGTATTGTTAAAGCAGTTCCTGCACTTGATTGTAAAGTAAGTGCATTATCTGATACAATATTCATATCAGTTCCTGCATCATTGATTTCTCCATAAGGAAGAACTAAATGTGCAGTAGTTGTTAAATTACCAGTTACTGTTGCTCCGCTAGTTGTTGCTCTAAATCTTTCAGTATTATTAACAATAATTCTTGTATAGTCAGCAGATATATTAATTCTATCAGCACTAGCATTATTTCTCCTAATTTCTACATCTTGATTATAACTACTAAGAGTAACACTATTATTTATATACCAAAATGAAGTAGTATAAAAGTTTCCTATATCTGAAATAAAATGACAATGACTACCATTCATAGGTCCTAAATTTAAATAGCCGTGGTCAGTAGATATTTTTACATAATTACCACTAGCAACATGAAAATTTACATGGTCATCATTAACTATAGTTTCTAAATAATCTGAAGTATCGCCTTTTTGATATTGTCTTACATAGTTATCGCCCAGTTGTAATTTTAATACATCAACATTTTGTTGAGTATGATGAAATCTTAATAATGAAGTTCTATTTGTAGTACTTCCATTTGTTAAATATGTTTTAATAGCTGCTGCTCTTGACCCACCACCTTGGTTATGTCCAAATTCTAATGTTGGTCCACTACCAGCTCCAGCTGCAGTGTTCATAATACTTAATGTAGGATTAGAACTATTTCCAATCGTTGCATTTCCTGTTGTAGTTAAAGTTCCAGTAACAGTAGTGTTTTCATTTAACTTAACAAAATTACCAGTATTAGATATTTCTATTTGATTAGCATAGTTTCCACCTGAATCTTTTGTACCAAATCTTAATCCACCTGAGTTAGTGTTATTCTTTATAAAAAACCAATCTCCAGTATTTGGTAAATTTAAAACATTGCCGTCTAATGTCATTCTTGCTGTGCCGTCTGTGTACCAATTATGAGAAGATACATTAGAACTAATACCATAAATAACACTACCACCTGCATAACTATCTATTGGTCCTATATAAGTAGTGTTCCCTGAGTTCATTCCAAGCATTCTTGTAAGTGTTCCATTTGTATCTCTTGAATATAAAAATTTGTGATTTACACTTAATAAAATATTTTGCTTCCAATACAAATTACCATCAGTATTAATAAATCCTGCATCATCACTTATTTGACTTGAATAAAAGCTAAATTGTTCAGCAGAATTAATACCTACTGTATAAGACGCAGTTCCATTTTGATATATAACATTACTGGAATTTCCTGTGCCTGTTGTTTGCAATCTCATTTGAGTATTGCTTGTGCCATATAAGTGTAATAAAGTATTTGGTGACGCAGTACCGATTCCCACTCGTGAATTACTATCTACTATTAAAGTATTAGCACCTGCACCATCTTCAATGGCAAATACTGTTGCTCCATCATAAAAACTAAATTTGTTATTGGCTGCATCATAACCAACATTCCATCTTAGATCACTACCCTCTTTGAAATGTATTCTTGTATTAGCATCGTCGCTTCTTAATTGTAATACTGCATTACTTCCGTCTTTATGTATTTGTAATTGTCCTGCACCATTATAAGTTAATTGTGATTCTGAAGTTATACCACCAGAACCATCGTCAGTAAGTAATTGATTGTTAGAACCAGATGTGCCTGCACCACCAATAGCTGTTAAAGAACTAGCAGCAGTAGATCCATCGCCAACGAATAATTCGTTAGTGTCGCTTTTATATATTAGTTCTCCTGTTGCAGGTGTACCTGCATTAGAGAGGTTAGTACCTCTCTTAATCTTAATAGTATTTGCCATGAACTGCTCCTAACTGTTAAAAAGTTCCACCATCAAAAGTAGTGTTTGTGAATCCACCAGTAATAGTTGCCGAGCTTGAAACAGCAAGTGTACCAGTGACTTCTAATGGTTTATTTAATTCCCATTGTGTACCAGTATGATCGTAAATTAATGTAGCGTTTGCTCCATCAACTGTAAGACCTGCTCCATCTGCTGCTGCAGAATTTGCTGCACCCTTAGCAACTGTAATATTGATGTCATCAACATCTAATGTAGTAGAATTAACAGTAGTAGTGGATCCATTAACTGTAAGATTTCCTCCAACAACTAAATTTCCACCAGTAGTAACATTGTTTGGTAAACCGATAGTTACAGTACCCGCATTCTCTGCAACTTCTACCTCATTGGATGTACCAGCAAATGTTACTGTACCTCCAAGAGAAATAGCAGAGGTATTACTACCATCAGAAACTGTAATACTTGAATTTGCTAGTTTGGCATTGGCTATACTTCCTGCAAGTTCTGCATTTGATACACCACCATCTTTAATAGTTACTGCACCACTAGAAACTGCAAAGTTGTCGCCATGAAAACTTGCTACACCTTTTACAGATGTAGTTGCATTGACTCCGGCTAATGTTAAAGTATTGTCATCATTACCGCTACCTAATGTAGCAGATAAACCAGTAGATCCAGTAACAGTTAAGTCTGCTAATGAACTAACATGGAATGATTCAACTGTTCCATTAGAATTTATCTGTTTACCAACAAATAGCTTAGAACTACCATTATTAAATGCTAATTCCCCATAACCTAATCCACTTGGATTTGTTGTACTACTATATGTTGCACTTCTTTTGACTTTTAATGTATTAGCCATATTTTCTCCTAAACGAAAGTTCCCCCATCAAGGGTTTTATTACTTAGAGATTGACTTGAACTAACATCTACAATATCATCGCTCTGTGTACCACCTACAGTTTTATCATCTAACTGATTAATTTCTGAAGCAGTAGCAGACAAATTATTTAACTTCGTAAGGTCTGCTTGAGTAACACCGCTATCCTTTACCTTGGTAATATTGTTATCAATTTCAGTTCCGGTGTGTGCTGATGTATAGTTTGCCATATCTATTCAATAGCAAATAAGATGACACTAATCAATGTCTAATTCTTTATATAGATGTTTATCTGTCATTCTTTTGGATCCTCTACCTATATCATCTGATAGAATCATAGGTACACCCATAAGTCGTTGTACCTTACAATTTTTATGGTACAAGCAATTTGTTAGTTTGTCTTCTGACATAGATTGTTGAACTTCG